ATAACCCCAACAGAGCAATCGCCTCCTCACTTAATCCTTGGAGGCAACTTGTTCTACAATGCAAACTACCCAAACATGACAGGTTCATTTTGGGACGCAAAAATAAACGATGTTGGCAGTAACACCTTGATCAGAATACAGTTTGCTTATGAATTCCAGCTTGACTACAGCACTGACAGGCTCTTTGCTCAACAAGGCACGGGAAATGCGTCTTATGATCTGATAGGCGGATGCTATTTGAGTTTTGAATAATGTACGGATTTAACGCTTACAGCGAACAACCAATCTCTGCCTCAACGTCTATATTTAAGGATGCCGAGGCAAGCATCGTCGCGTCTGTTTCAACGTCTATCAATCCTACGAACTTTGTAACGCCAACCAAATATGACTACGGCAATTTGCCATACGGATCATACGGATACGGCAAGGGTCCTCTGCCTTTACTGCAGCCTTCTATAAGCTATGACTATGGTGATTACCCATACGGATCATACGGTTACGGCAAAAGAAGCTTCGTTAATAGCGCCGCAATTGCTAGTGCAGTCGTCAACACCTACGATTTCTCTGCACAGATCAACATATCTGCAACGGTAACGGCTCAGGCCGGCATAAGTGGCTCTTCGTCAATAACCGCAAGCTCTAGCGCCTCTATTGCGGCTCAGAAGGTTAAGCAATCAGGCTCTACTGCATCAGCCTCAGTAAGCGGGGCAATAACTGGCAATAGGGTCCAGAGCGCATCTTCGTCTACTGCTGCTTCATCTGCAATTTCGGTAAGCTCGGAGAAAATACACCAAGGCCAATCTCAGGCATCTGTATCATTGAGCACTACAACCAGGGCAGTGACTTTGCTTGCTGGTTCGTCGCTGATGAGCCTAGCCTCTGGTATTGGTGTATACTATACAAGAACAACGCCTGGCGGGGCGCTGTCCTCTGTGACCTCCGTATCCCTCACAGTGGCGCGTCAGAAATGGATTACTGAGACAGATCCGTCAGATGCGTGGACTGATTTAACTAATGATGTAACAGGCTGGACCAGGGTGTCTGGCGACACAACCAATTGGACAGAAGCGGCTTAAGGAATCAATCATGGCTGATACCACAACTACAACCTATAGCTTAACCAAGCCAGAGGTCGGTGCATCGGCCGATACCTGGGGCACTAAGCTAAACACTAACTTTGACTCTATCGATGACCTGCTTGATGGATCTACTGCGATATCTCCCAATCTGTCTGCTGGAGCATGGAAGGTGGGCGGCACTGTTGTAAGCGCGACTGCGGCAGAGCTTAACTATCTAGACATCACGACGCTAGGAACCACAGAGGCGTCCAAGGCTGTCACCGCTGACTCTAATGGTGTTGTTACCTTTGATAACGGCATCAACGAAGAGTATTCGGCTGTAAGCTCGAGCGCTAACGCAACAACCGTCAATCTGAACGATGGGACTAACTTCTCGCACACATTAAGCGAAAACACGACCTTCACGTTCTCCAACCCGGCAGCATCTGGAAAGGCGTCCTCCTTCACGCTAAAGGTGGTACAAGACGCAGGCGCTACTGGTTACACGATAACATGGCCAACGAGTGTAGATTGGGCGGCAGCTACTGCGCCGACATTAACAGCCACTGCGTCTGCGGTAGATTACTTTGTATTTATCACGCATGACGGCGGCACGACTTGGTATGGATTCACTGCTGGACAGGCGATGGGCTAATGACTGTATCTAAGAAGACGATAATTGCTGCGGCCGGTGTAGGTGGAGCTGATTACATTGGCTCTGCTTACCATGTCATAACAAATAACTCAAGCAACCCACTAGGGGTTGAAATTGATGCATCTACTGGCTATGTGGTTTTTGCAGGCCGTGACATTTCGGTTAGTCTTCATCACATTGATTTAATTGATGAGAATGGCGATTATTTGTGGTCTAAAAAATTTAGTGTAGGAAGCAACACCAGCGCTTCTCTAAACTTAGGTTTTGATGACGACAATGTTTATTTCTTTTCTAGGTTTACTAATAGCTCATGGGAAACAGGTAAGCTTAGCAAATCCTCTGGGGCTGTTACTCAATTAGGGCAGTGGCCATATAATGATTATCTAGCAAGCGCCTTTAACAGAGGACTGCATTTAGATGGTTACTTTTATGTAGCTGGATGGAGACCGGATGACTATGCAAGTATTTCTTATGGAGACCTTGCTCACACCACAAGAAATCAGTTTGTTTCAGAGTGCGGCGTCGCCAATATCGGATCAAGTTATTCATACGGTAAAGGAATAGAATACACGGTAACCGGAACGGATTCTTTTTATATTTCTACTGCTAACTGGCTAGGCTCAGTAGGTAATAAAGGATGGGCTGCTCAATACAGTGTAACCAACAACACAACAATAAGCCGAACCATAAGCAAATTCATAGGTGCACCAGTAAGTGCTACCAATAGGGACGCTTGCTTAAATGCGATTTCAGATTCAAGCGGCAATCTTTATGTTTCAGGCTATATTTCATACACTGGATCTGCCTTAAGTCTTTCAACATTCTTTATGAAGTTTAATTCTTCTGGCGTCTATCAGTGGTCAAGAGAGGTATCCAATACTTCTTTCCCTGACTCGAAGTATAGATACGGCAGGTTTTCATCATTTATTTGCTCTGAGGGGAATATTCATTTTAGCACTGCTCTTTATGAGGATGGTGATAGATTTATCTTCACATGCGACCCTGACGGAAACCTGATATCAAAAACAAAAGTTTATTTTCCTCAAGCAAATATTACTGGCAATACTAATTTCTGTGCTATGGCTGGTGACGGATTTACTCTTGTTGGTAGGAGTAGCTCATCACCTAATGAAATAAATTTAGTAAGATTCCCTCTGAACACCGACATCGCATACACAAGTTCAGAACTGGTAATAGAATATGATGACACTGCGACATGGACAGCAACTATTGAGGCAAATTACGGCATTAGCGATACCGGCGGAAGTACAGGCCTGGTTAATCAATCCAATTTATCTTCAGCAACAAGCAACACTGTATCAGACAGAACATCGCCCGCATGGGCATCACCAGTAGATATACCTTACTAACCGGAGACAATAATGTACGTTAAAATTACAAACAATGCGGTAGACCAATACCCATACACGGTCGGAAATCTGCGTAGTGACAATCCGAACACGTCTTTCCCTAAGAAGGTCCCTACGGCCACTCTTGAGGCTTGGGGCGTTTATGATGTGGCTATTGAAGATGATCATAGCTATGACGCTATGACTCACAAAATAGTCTCAGCAGACACCCCTACTCTTGTCGGTGGTACATGGACTATCACAAAGTCTTCTGTTGCATTGACAGCGGAAGAAGTACAAGCGAACTCAGATGCAGAGGCTATGGTAGTCAGGATCAAGAGAGACGACCTGATTGAAAAGACTGACTTCTACGCTCTGTCTGATGTTGTTATGACGGATGAGATGGCAGCATATAGGCAGGCCCTACGAGACATTAGTAGTCACGCTAGCTTCCCCTATTTGCAAGACTCAGATTGGCCGGTTAAACCTTAAGGATTTGCCCAATGGCTCTTGTCCCCCTTCAGATACAAGCAGGGATCTACCGTAATGGCACTGATTTGCAGAGCCAAGGCAGGTGGCTAGATTCTAATTTAATTAGATGGACAGACGGAACTATGGGACCGGTGGGCGGCTGGCAGCAAAAGTCTTTGACTGCTGCTACTGCTGCTGTTCGTGGGCTTTATAGCTGGTCCGATAATGACCTTGGCAAGTATACTGCTGCGGGAACCTACAACAAGCTTTACTACTACACTGATGCCGGCATTCAGCATGACATCACGCCTGCAGGTTTTACTGCTGGTAGGGAAAGCGCCACTGCTTCTACCGGGTTCGGTGCTGGGTCTTACGGTCTTCATTACTACGGTACTGAAAGGCTGGAGTCTACTGCTACCCTTCCAGCGACAACCTGGTCATTGGATAACTGGGGAGAGGAGCTAGTAGCTTGTACTCCAGAGGATGGCAAGATCTACAAGTGGGAGCTCAACAGTGGCACTCCTGCTTATCAGGTCCCTAACTCTCCAGTGAATTGTTTGTCTATGTTCGTTACCGAGGAAAGGTTCCTGTTTGCTCTTGGTGCAGGCGGCAACCCGAGGCTCGTACAGTGGAGCGACAAAGAGGACTACACGACCTGGACCCCCTCTGCGACAAACGAGGCTGGAGACATCGAGCTACAAACCTCTGGCGATATTATGTGCGGTCTTAGGGTTCGTGGTCAGTCGCTGATACTTACCAATGTAGACGCTCACGTCATGTCCTACTTAGGGCCTCCCTATGTCTACTCTAGGGAAAGGGTTGGAACGTCCTGTGGCATTATCTCTAGAAAGGCGGCTGCTGTTACTGACCTTGGCGCGGTGTGGATGGGCAGAAAAGCCTTCTACTCGTATCAGGGCGGAGCAGTGTCTAAGGTTGCCTCTGAGGTGTCTGACTATGTTTTCAGCCACATCAATCAGGCTCAGTGGTCCAAGGTATACGCAACAACCAACTCTCGCTATGCTGAGATCTGGTGGTTTTATCCGTCAGATGAGTCGGTAGAGAATGACAGCTATGTCGTCTGGAACTACTCAGAGAATACTTGGTCGATTGGCTCAATTGGCAGAACTGCTGCTGTGGATCACGGTGTTTATCGTTACCCTCTTTGGGCTTCTGCTGACGACAATCATTTATACGAGCATGAGGTCGGCCTTGATTATGGCGGCATTGTTCCCTTTGCGGAGTCTGGGCCGATCATGATTGCTACTGGAGATCAGATCGCGTCCGTTGTTGAGATGATCCCTGACGAAAAAACGCAAGGCGATGTGACTGCAACATTCAAGACAAGGTTCTATCCAAATGATGAAGAGCGTGAATATGGTCCTTACACAATGGGTAATCCTGTATCTGTTCGTTTTAGTGGCCGGCAAGTAAGGATGCGAATAGAGGGGCAGACATTATCCAATTGGCGCGTGGGTGTAAATCGATTAGATATATTGCCGGGAGGGCGTAGGTGAGCGAACAGATCCCGCAGCCGCAAGGTCCGTCATGGGATACTTGGGCGAGAAGGCTTGCTCAGTACCTTGGCAGAATAAGGTCCCTACTAGAGCACAAAGGGACTACAGAGTCTGCCTCTGAGGACGGCCTTCTCATGTGGGACACTACCTACCAGTGGCCTACTGTTTCAAAAAACGGAGTTTGGAGGCAGATAGTCTTAGCGGACGGTGAGGCCAACTTTGTCAAAACGACTAGCGTCACCGCTGCGGCTGCTGATACTGCCTATCCAATCACGTTTGATACGCCTGTAGGCAATCATGGTATTAGCCAGGGAACGCCTGCCTCTAGAATCGTGTTTGAGGAGGGTGGTCATTATTCGTTATCATTCAGCGCACAGATAGCATCTACTTCAGGCAGCACTGTTGATTTTTGGTTCTGGCCTGTAATTAACGGTGTAGTAATTGACGGCAGCTACTCTATCAAGGCCGGTCTTCACCAGAACAATGCGACCACTGTGGTGTCTCGCACTTCAAACTTTGATATTACTGCTAGCGACTATCTAGAGGTGTACTGGGCTGTAAGTAGCACAAGCGGATCTCTTGCGGTTCAGCCCGCTACGGCATTTGCACCGAGCACCCCTTCCGTAACTTTAGCTATAACGAGGCTACATGGTTGACGAGTTCGTAAGATGCTCTAAGTGGATTGAGGACGCGCTAGCCTATGGCGGCGGCACTCACGACCTACAGGACGTATTTGATGGTATACTTGAGGGGAAAATGCAGCTCTGGCCTGCAGAGCGCGGCTGTATTGTTACGGAGATAGCGATATTCCCAAGGAAGCGCGTTCTACATATATTCCTCGCAGGCGGGGAGCTAGACCAGATAACAGACATGCACGAGGACGTCACAGCGTGGGCCAAGTTACAGAACTGCAGCGCACTGACACTCTCGGGCAGACCGGGATGGAAGAAGGCGCTAGCACCGTTCGGGTGGTCGCCTACACTACTGACACTAAGTAAGGAAATTTGATATGAGCGGTGGAAAAGGCGGTTCAACTACAAGCGAAGTCGATATTCCACAATGGATGGAAGATGCGGCTAGGGCAAACCTTCAGCAAGGTAAGGAAGTAAGCCAGATTGGCTACACGCCCTACTACGGCCCAGACGTTGCGGCATTTAACCCAACTCAAGTAGCTAACATGCAAGCAACTAATGACTTCGCCTCAACTTTTGGCCTAGGTCCTGAAGTGGACGTTGCCGCATCACTGCCGCAGGCGACTACTTATGAGGGAGGCATACAAGGCCTGTCATCTGGGGGTTTGTACGATCAAGCTGTAGCAGAGCTTGCTGCGCGTCGTCCTGGTCAGGCCGCTCTTATTGATCAGCAGTTTATTGACCCTTACGGCACCGCTCAAGACGCTCAAGCCGTAAGAAATAATTCTCAAAATCCTGCTTATGACCCAGAATACGAAGAGTACAAGTATTTCAGGGATCAAGGCCGACGTTACTAGGAGTAGGTTATGGCAGGCGCAACTGGCGGCGTACAAGCTGCAATGAATAGACAAAACCAAACACCTACTATGGGTCCGGCTAACAGGCCTCAAATAGGGCAGGGTTCAAGCGGTTTGATTAACGCAAATCAAGAAAATATTAATAGCGCCGTAAATGATAGATTTATGTCTGACCCAAGGCAGAACCAATTGATGCAAATGGGTCAGCAATTAGGGTCAATGGATCAAAATAGCCCTCAATTTGCTCAACTGCAAAGAGAATATAATCAGCTTGGCTCTCAGTTTAATACGGACATGGGAGCTTTCAGGAATAGCCAAATGCAGCAGGGTGTAACTCCTGGTGCTGCTACTACTGCTCAATCAAGCGTATCTCCTACTATGGTTCAGGCTAACACGCCTCAAGCTATACAACAGTTTGGCAACCCTGTAGTAGATGGGGCGGGCAGTGCTGCCCAAACGATAATGAAGGCTGTCGGTCAAGGCGCTGCAGGTCAAGCGGCTGCAATGAACTACAACCCGATGAATATTCAAGCGGCTCAGATTGGCTCGCAAGGATATAACGCTGCTCAAGCAGGCGCTCAAACAGCAGGGTCTCAAGGCTACACGGCAGGGGGCTACACTGCGGCAGACGCAACAGCTCAGCAAGCCGCATCTCAAAATGCAGCGACCTACACCGCAGGTTCACAAGGCTATAACGCAACCCAAGGAGCAGCACAACAGGCTGCTGTTTCACAAGGGGGCTATCAAGGCTATAACGCAACCCAAGGAGCAGCACAGCAGGCTGCTGTTTCACAAGCAGGCTCACAAGGCTATAACGCAGCGCAGGCCGGGACGTCTGGATATGATGCTGCTCGAGCAGCAGCAGAGAGAGCAACAGGACAAGGATACGGAGCAACAACTGCTACCTCTCAGGGTTACGAGGCTCAAAGGACAGGAACTGAGCAGTCTGCTGCCGAAAGAGCCACGGCTCAAGGATATAATGCTTCCCAAACAACCGCTGAGAGAGCCACTGGTCAAGGCTATAACGCAGCGCGTGCGGCAGCAGAAAGAACTGGATCACAAGGATACCAAGCGACTAGAGCTGATGTTGGAGGTTACGCAGCAGAAAAAGCAACGGCAGAAAAAGCGCAAGCAGAGAGAGCGTCTGCACAGGGCTATGGCGCAGAGCGTATTGCAGGCGTTGGTCCTGTTACAGCGGATCGCGTAAATGCGGGCCAGCTAGCGGGAACTAATCTAGATCCTTACTTAAATCCTTACGAGAACCAAGTAGTACAGCAGTCTCTATCGGACCTAGAGCGTCAACGATTGATGCAACAGAATGTAGGCGGTGCTCAAGCTCAGGCGGCGGGTGCGTTTGGTGGATCACGCCAAGGTATTGCAGAGGCAGAAACTAATCGAGCATTTGCAGAGCAAGCAGCCCGCACAGCGTCTGGATTGCGCCAACAAGGATTCACACAAGCACAGGCCGCAGCACAGCAAGATATAGGCACACGCATGCAGGCGGGTCTTGCTAATCAGGCTGCGGGACTACAAGCTGCCACTACAACGGCCAATCTTGGGCTTCAGTCTCAACAAGCTAACCAGGCGGCTGCTAATCAGGCTGCCCAGTTTGGCGCTCAGGCTCAGAATGCTGCTTCTTTACAGAACGCGCAGCTTGGCACTCAAACTTCAGTGCAGAATGCACAACTTGGCTCACAAGCTAACTTGGCTAATCAGGCGGCTCAGAACGCAGCATCACAGTTCGGTATCAATGCGGTCAATCAAGCCAGTATGCAAAATTCAGCAGCTCAGA